CTCTTCAACAGAGACTCGCTCAAGCGCGTGTCTCTCGTCACACAGATGATCCAAGTTGACATAGAAAAACTTGTCAAATGGAAACACCATCTGCGCTCTAGGATTCATCCTGTCGAACACGTACTTCCGTGCGCCGGTCTCCTTGGTGGAGACTACGCCCGGACCGTGCCTAGGGACGATGCTAGAGACGTCAAACCCATCAAACAGGCTGTGAACCAGTCTGCGGGCGCGACGCAACAGCGCTACTTCCTCAATGTATCCCGGAAAACTTTCGCAATGATGCTTAAGTGATCCAGGGTGAGGTGGTATAGCGTTGCCACCAAAAGTGCCAAACTTTTCAATAAGGAATCGGACATCTTCACAGACGTCTTTCTCCGTTTCGACGAAGTTTTGGATAACTTTTTGGTCGAGCTTCGGGTCGTTAGGCTCTTCATACTTGTAGTATACAAGGAGTAGTTGCCGAAGCGATCGGATGCTGTTAACACAAGGGTTAGGAAGCACCTCTCCGTTTAAGTCGAACACACGCCTGAACAGATTGCCGAATAAAATCGGTATCTGGGTACCAGCTTCCTTGCGGAAGCCAGTACAGTCTAGCGCAGTTTGACCGAGTAGGGCCCTATCAAGGGCCTTTCCGAGACGGGGCAATGACTTCGAAAAGAAGCCATAGCCTTCGCGTTGTGCACGATTCGCCACCTTTTTCAAGGTGAGTCGTGTATACCGTGGTGGTACTACCATTCCTAGTGAGTTATACACATCACTAAGTAGGCAGGCGATCATGTTTACATGATCTAGGCTCTTCTTGAGTACGGATTTATCCATATCTCTCCTAGAGCACGCTACCTTACTTAATGACCGAAAACACACTGAGAAAACTCAGTGCGTACGACGAACTGACATCAAGAGGGCTTCAGAAGCCCCCCGCGAGGAGTTCGGTCTTCACGTTAGCAACGGCAAGCAGGCTGACCATTTGGGTCAGCAAACCAAGCCGCGCCGCATCCGTAGTCACCTTCAAAGGCGAGCGGATTACGAGATAGACCGATTCCACACCTTGCACCCCGTCGGCCGCCCGTTCAACAACCTGATCCAAACGGAGCAGGGAGTTACGGTAGGCCTTGTCACCAGACCCGGTCTCCACGTGGGAGATGGTCAAGGTGGCAGGCTGGTCGATAGGGGAAGCGATATCCCGTCTCACGGCTTTATTCGTTCCGATCTCTCGGAGGTCGAAGTCGTGATCAACGGTTCCGTCGGTGATGTCTTCAATCAGGTTAGGTAACATGCAGTTAAGGTCCCCTAAAGGGGATTTGATATACTGACCAGGGGGCAAAAGCTCCCCTCCACGCTTATTCGAGTGTGGTACTCGTGTATCATCTTAGACCGGGTTGGTAAACCCGGCTGGCCACCACGTCGTGTGATGTACGAGCGAGCTACTTGGCCCTCACTCCAAACAAGGAGGAGAGCATAACTATCTCGTATGATGACAATCCCGAAGTCTTAAGACCTAGGAATCCATATGTCGTCGGTTCGCGGAGATAAACTTCGCGTTCTAACGTACCTACTAACACAGGCCCACAAGCACTAGCCGGCTCACCATTAATGGCTGCCGACTTCGACGCATGTGCACTTACGGTTTTAATCGTGTGCAGTGTGCGCCAACACTTGTGAACTTTAACTACTGGCTTCAACCACGGCCTCTTAAACTGGTCAAGGAATTCTCCAACCCGGAGAACCCAGTCGACCACAAAAGAGTATCGTAAGGCGTCCCAAGCTATTCTAGGATTCAGGTTGAGTCCTATTGTATCAAGGAGCGCCGCCGCTTCCGCTAACCGCGGAGACATTTCTGGCATCTCGTAAGAGTACCAGATATGCAGGTTGAAGTGAGCTCGTGTCATAGACGCTTCCGCGTCCAATGACAATCCTCCATTCTTGCCGTTATAAAAGGGCCATTGCCACGCCATACCAATCGCCGATGTCTTTTGGACATCGTCAACCGGCAGTGCACGGCGGCCCCATACTCGGTAATGAACTTTATTTGCGCCCTTCGAAAGGTTACGCAAGGAGGCTCGAGCCTGACTAACCGAAGACCCGAGGGTCTTCAGATCGTCGTAGGTCGTCTTGAGAACATACTGGGTAACCAGGTTGCTCTCAGACAACAGACGGACTACGGTAGCAACAGTCGCACGACCATGCGCTTTGCGGCCCCTAAGGAGGGACCGCGCAGCCTGGGCGATTTTAGC